AAAACTACGCCAAACGATGCGCCATTAAGGACGATGAGGACTTGGACGCATACTTCAAGGACTTGAAGCAGGAGTTCGCAAATGACGGCTTCAAAGGCGTAACCCCTCCCGAATCAGCGGAAGCGAAGATTGAGAAAGAATCTGAATCTATCGCTAAGATGATTGATGAGGGGACGAAAACTATTGTTGAACAAAACAAGAATTAATTATGTCAGCAGGATTTAAGTATGACTTGGTTCCGCCCGTTGAGCAAGAGGAACGCTACGATGTCCAGACCGGCATTCGTAGACGTGGTCCGTTCAAACTTGATACGCAGAACCTGGTAGTGGGAAGTTTTCTTCCCGGATTTACACCGATTTGTGCGGACTTGAAAAACAAGTTCGCTTATGCGGTAATCAATGTGAGAGTTGTGGAAGCCTATACCACTGGTGGAGAGGCTTTGTCTATCAAAGTAGCCAAGAACTCTTTGGCTTATGTGGGTATGTTTGTCGGAAGCGGCAAGAAAGGCGCAGAAGTAACGGCAATTGATAAATCTAATGCCGGTTATGATGTATTGACTATTAAGGCTGCTTTTGGTGAGAATATCGCCAAAGATGCCGTATTATTCAATGCGGTTGCAGTTGATGGTTTAAAACAAAAGCATGTAGCTAATTCGGCTCTGTTTAACCGTACAAAGGTTGAGGACGGAATCACATTGGTTTCATTGCTTCGTACAGCCGCAGAAATTGAACCCTCAAAATTGGTTATGCCGTTCTCCGAGAACGATAAAGCCAACATGAAGGGATGGTTTGAATTTAACGAGTAAGGAGGTAGGATATGTTTTTAACGATTCAAACATTATTCGATGATGCGAACATTGTTTCCGCTATCATCAGACGTGTGAACCAGACACGCAAGGACACAATCTATTGGCAGCAGTATCTTACTTTCCGCAGAGTGACTACTCGTGTGTTCAAAGACTATATCGGTTCTGTAACCGGAGTTATGGCTGGCTCCATCAATTCTCGTTTTGGAGAAAAGCCCATTCGTGAACGCAGGAATATCGGTTCCGGATATGGTGAGATTGCCTATTTGGGTGATGCTTATCAGATGTCTATTGACCGTCTTTCCGAATTGCAGGATTTGATTGACAAGTTCAATGCAGCTAAGCCAGCCGACCAAAAGGCTGCAATGGAAGATATTGTAAACTTCCTGGCAGACGACTACCGTCAGATTACCCTTGCTGCCCACAAGCGTATGGATATTATTGTCGGTGCGCTGTTGATGCTTGGTGAAGCCACCGTTTACAACAAAGATGCCGCAATCACTTCCGGTCAGACTAATAATAAACTGCTGGAGATTGCCCTTCCGTTCAACTTTATCAAGCCGAAAAGTGGAGATGTGGTTGTGGACGGAAAGAATATGTTTATCTCTTATTTGAGAGAGAAACTTCATTCCTTGGCACCGGACTATGGCGTTTATGCCAAGATGATAATGACCCGTGCATCTTTCAACAAGCTTATTCTTGGTTCATCTGAATTTGGTGAGCAATACAAGATGATTCTTGGTTCTAATGAGATGAAGTTGAGTACGGGATTGGTTTCCTCTTCTTTGGCTTCCGAAGTGTTCACCGGCATTGGTCTACCTCGCATCGAAATCAAGGAGGACTACGTGAAAGACCAGACGGGAAAAAACGTGCAGATTTACGCGGATAATCGTATTACTCTGTTACCTTCTGACAACATTGGTTATATGCGTCATCATACTCCGTATGAAGCGACAGACCCAGTACAAGGACGTACTTATATCCCGTCAGAGGGGCAGATGCTTATCTCTAACTATCGTGACAAAAACGGTCGCTACATGGAATATACGGCAGAGTGGATTCCGCAGATTTCCAATCCAGATTTGATTACTAATTTCGATTTGAGCGAAATTGCATCCATCCAATCAGCATAAGGAGGTAGGATATGAAAGTAAAGGTTATATCAGTTTTCCGCGACAAGTTCACCGGAAAGTATTATACTCCCGGTGAAGTGATTGAAGTTGCTGAAGAATCTCGTGTGCTGGATATGGAAAGCCGCAGACTTGCTGAACGGATTGAGGCAAAACTTCCCGAAGTGAAAGCACCTGAAGAAAAGAAGGAGGTGAAAATCTCCCTCTTTGAGAAAGAGTTCGAGAAAAAGACTTTGGTTGATGCTTTGAAGTCCATCGGCGTACAGGCTTCCGGCAATATGAAAGAGGAAACTCTTTTGGCTAAGGTTGCAGAACTGGATGAAGAATCAACAGCCAAACTGAAAGAAGCATTAGGTATCGAGTAAAAGGATAGGGTAGTGCTTCTACCCTTCCATTGTCTAATTTTATAAATCAGAAAAGAAATGAAGAATTTTATTTTTGCCATGTGTGGCTTTTTAATGATGTCTTTGGTTTCGTTGAGCGTGCAGGCAGCAAGTGTGGAATCTCCCAAGTGTGAATATATGAATCTATCCGTTGATGTTGATTTACCAGATATTCAGTTTATCACTTTGGAAACGGCTCCGGCTGATTGTGTTGTACTGACCATGACGCATCCCGTGTTTTTGGTTGCAAATAACCCGGCTATGATGTGTTCGATGAAAGAGGAAACGGCTATTCAAGGAAAACAAATTTCAGTCCCTAAATTACCGTTCCGATACGTGTTCAAGTCGAAATATTTGAACCATTATAGCTATACCGCATATAGCAAACTGATTACACCATATTAAGATGACGGTAAACGACTACATACAGCAGAAGTTCCAGACCTTCGGCATTAACTTGTCGGAGGCTGACCTTTTGGATATGTGTCTTACCTCGAAGATAAGCGGAGAGGATGAGATGAATGAGGATTGCTACGATCGTGTCTCTGTGGCGATGGCGAAGTTCATCCCCTCTCTTTTACTTCGGCCCACATCTATTGGGGAAAGTGGTTTCTCAATGTCTTGGGACATTAAAGGGATTAAGGACTACTATTCTTTCTTGTGCAAGAAGTATGGACTGAAAGACGAACTCAATACCGATAAACCCAAAGTCAAGTTCTTATGATATTCGCTCCACATAGATTAATGGTCAAGGTCGTGTCCGGTCCGTCATTTGACGAGGATATGAACCCGCTCCCCCCGAAAGAGGATTGGAAAGACTTTGGTTCCTGCCGGTGTGATGATAATGGCGTGATGAAGCAAATCTCCGTAAACGGGGTAATGTACGACTATAATTATCATGTTGTCTATGAGGGTGGGATACTAAATGCTGGTACCGAGGTGAGAATCCTGGACGGGGAAAGTGTGAGAGCAGAAGGAAAGGTCATCAAGTCCGGTAAGTCTAACTATTTCAAGTATGCGGAAATATGGCTGTAGATTTTGACTTCTCAGATGTTGATGCGGCCTTTGATGAGTTCTATGAAGAGGCCAAAGAAGCGATGATTGAGGTAGGAGAGGATGCTGTTCAGTACGCTAAGGATAATGGGGATTATCAGGATCACACCGGTACACTTCGAAAATCTAATGAATACGAGGTTGACGAAACAGGACTGACGCTGAAGAATGAGACAGAATACGCATCTTATGTGGAAGCAAAAGGATTTGAAGTATTGAGTGGTGCCGCCTTGGAAGCGGAGAAACGATTAAAAGAAAAGTTTGAATGATAGTAACAGGCGACATAGAAACTATTTTGGTTCGGGACTTGAAGCCGTTTGGTATCCCTACTTACAAGAAGGACGCAATACCGGAAGGGGAAGTTACCGAAGAAAGGATAACCGTTATCCCGAAAGAACCCAAACCGGGAACTTATTGGATTAAAGGTTTCGTTGAAGTTAATTTCTGTGTACCTGATATTAATGGAATGGCAAACAAAAGTAGATTAACCGAATTAGAGCGGCAAGCGTCTGGTTTACGTTCTGTTTCCTCTTTTGACGGTTCTACCTATCGTTACAAAGTCTATTCTACCCATCAAGAAAGAGATGTACCGCTAAAGTGTCATTTTGTGAATGTGAAAATAATGTTTGAAATTTTAAATGTGAGATAATTATGGCAGAGAATAAAAAAATTGTGGTGGTAAACCTTCAGAAGCTGGAGGTTGCGCCGATCGGGGCTGGTGGTGCCGAAGGTTCTGTTTTTGAAGAAGTCCCGGTAGTTCATGAGGACACCTTCACTTATGAGGATGAAGATCCGGAGGTTAAGGATTACAAAGATGTAGCTGGAAATACCTATTATTCCTCTAAAAAGCCGGGTGCGGTTAAGATCAATGCTTCTATTGGTATGTATGATCTTGAGACTAAGGCTAAATTCCAAGGTGGTAAGTTTACGGCGGGGTCAGAGAGTAAGCCGGGCACATGGGAGCGTGCCGACCATGTAGAGAGTAAAGAGTTTACCGTCCGTGCCACAACTGAAGATGGTGTGAAAATTATTTTTCCTCGTGCCGGTGTTTCTGCTTCTGGTAAAGCGAATGAAAAGGCAATTGGCTTAGCCCTTGTTTTTACGGCGTTGAAACCAACCAAAGCCGGTGTTCCTATTGAGCGCTGGGAAGACGGGGAGGATACAACTTTGGGTGGATAAGTTAATGACGAGGGTGAGCAATCACCCTCTAATATTTAAACTATGAGTGAGGTTTCAAAAAACATATCAGAGTTACTTTCCGGTACTTATGGAAAAGCTATTGTTGTAGGGGGAACAGTATATGTAATCAAAGCTCCTTCTATCAAAGTGATAATGAGGGCTACCCAATATTTAAGTAAGGTCGATTTACCGGAGAATGGCACTGTGCGGGAATTAATGAAGGTCGCTCCTGCCAATTTGGAGAATATCGTCAAGGGACTTTCATTCTTGGTGGTTGGTGATGTCCCGAATTATCAAAAAAGAGCTGAAAGCCTCGAACGGCAGATGCTTTCAGGTTCTAAAGAAGAATTATTGCAAGCGTATTTTGTCGCTTTTGAGTTAATAACCGGACGTGATTTTTTCGTAGTCTGCCAGTTAGCGATGGAGCTGGCAAATCTGATAGTAAAACCCAAGTAGTAGGAGGCAATACCATCGTAGGAAGTATTACCTTATTCATGGAAAATTTGAACCTTTCTTACAGGGAGGTGTATGAGGATCTTCCTTATCTTCTTTTGCTCTTGATGAGTGCTGATAAACCGAGGGCTGTCTATGAGGACAAAGAGAAAACTGAAGTAAAAAAGATGTCGGGAAAGGATCTTATGAGACAAAAAAGAGGAGCATGATTCTATATTCACGACAATCTTTTCATTGTCATGTATCTATTCCCATAAAATTCTACTACTTTATTGGTCTGATGTACTTTTATCCAAAACATTGATGTATGCCTAAATTAGCGTTTCACATAGAAGCTGACTATCAAAAAGTCATTAAGTTACGGGAAGAGATAGATAAGTTAAAATCTACTATTGCCGGGATGGATAGTAATACTTCTCCGGCTACTTTCCGGGCAATGGAAGTTCAACTTGCTAAAAATACGAAAGAATTGGATTCTCTTGTCACTTCCGCAGTACGTGCAGGCAATGAAATAAACCAAGGTTTTAAAAAGAAAATATTCGATGCTTCGCAAGTTGTAAACGGATTATCAGAAAAAATTATCACTCAAAAAGCTGTTATTAAAGATGTAGAGACTGATGTAAAACGACTTGGAGAGGCCTATCGTATTGCATTGAAAAGAAATCCATTGTCCGCTAATGAGAAATTGGAAGAATACAACGCTGCACGCAAGGCCTTGGATGGAGAGAAAGCTGCTTTATTTGGATTAACGCAAGAACAGGCTAATGCACGACTATCGGTAAAAAAACTACGTGACGAGTATACTTTATATCGACAGGAGGGTATAGAGAATGTCGGTGTGACAAAGCAGATAGAACAAGCGATGTCTAATGTCGGCAAAAAATTATTGGGAGGATACTCCATTAAGGAGTTTCTGTCAAACATGGTTCGTGTTCGTGGCGAGTTTCAAGCAGCAGACACCGCTATTCAAACTTTGCTTGGAAGCAAAGAAAAGGCGGATGAACTTATGTCACAAGTCCGTGAATATGCAAAGATTTCTCCTCTTGAGTTTTCTGATGTAACCCAAGCTACGCAGATGATGTTAGGCTTTAATATCGAGGTCGAGAAAGTACCACGTTATTTACAGGCTATTGGCGATGTCTCTATGGGAGATACCCAAAGGTTTAACTCGCTTACGTTGGCTTTCTCTCAAATGTCGGCAGCAGGAAAGTTGATGGGGCAAGATCTTAATCAGATGATTAATGCCGGATTCAATCCGTTGCAAATCATGGCAGATAAGACCGGAAAATCTATTGCTGCGCTCAAAGATGAGATGTCTAAGGGGGCTATTTCCGCAGAAATGGTACAACAGGCGTTTATAGATGCTACTTCGGCAAGTGGTAAATTTTATAATATGTCCGAGAACGCTTCAAAAACTATCAACGGTCAGCTATCCATGATGCAAGATGCGATGGATTCAGTATTCAATGAATTGGGGCAGAAATCGGAGGGTGTCATAATTAAGGGTATCCAAACAACCACTTCGTTGATAGAAAACTATGAAACGATAGGTAAGGTATTGGCTGGGTTGGCTGCTACTTATGGAGTTTATCGGACTGCTTTGATAGCCAGTATTACATTAACTCGTAGTTGGGCTGTTGCCGCAAGGGTAGATGCGGCCGCAAAAGGAATCCAAACAATTATGACAAAAGCGCAGACTGTCGCTCAATTGGCTTTAAATGCGGCAATGAAAGCTAATCCTTATGTTTTACTTGCCACCATCGTAGCCAGTTTTACCGCTACTATGTGGGTTCTTCATGATAGTACAACCGCTGTCGAGAAAGCCCAAAAGCAACTTAATAAAGAACAAGAAGAAGCCGCGCACAGGAAACAGGAACTTACCTCTAAAACAGACAGTCTGATTTCAAAAATAAATAGTGAGACTGAATCTGTTTATTCGCAGGTTAAGGCATACAAAGAGCTGATAAAACTGTTTCCCGAACTTGGAAATGTGAGTCTCGAAGAGTTTAAGAATTTGCCTCAGGATCAGCAAAATAAGATGTTATCATCTGTCAATGAGAAGAGAGAAATAGACAATGCGGTTAAGGCTTATGAGGCTGATCTGAAAAGAATAGAGGACCTTAAAAAGAAAATACAAGAGACAGAATCTTCTCCGTACAATAAATCTGGTAATTCATGGATTCATGATGTAGAACGACTTAATAAGCAACTTGATACTGCTAATAATCTTGCAAAACTCCATAAGGAAGAAATAGATAAAATAAAAGAAGCCCAATGGGAGGCTAACACTCCTGTTGAAGAGAAGGTTAAGCATTATGAGGATGTGAAAAGAAAACTTATCGAGGAAAGGGATGAACTTGATAAAACTTTGACGGAATCAGAGGATATAGCTTCTGTGTGGGTGGGTGTTCCTGATATCATTAGTAGTATCAGGCTTGATGCTTTGAATAAGCAGATAGATGAGACAACAGGAAAGATCAATTCATTAACGAGGAATAGTATCTCTGTTGTACAGAATAAATCCTATTGGGAGAAGCAGAAACAGGATGCAGAAGCTGCTCGTAATGCCTTGGATGTATCAAAAAAGAACTCTGAAGATTGGAGCAAGTATACAAAACAGATACAAGAGGCGCAAACGCAAATAGACAAATATTCTGATTCGACCAAGCGCGAAAAACAAGAAAAGAAAGAGGCGGATAAGCAACTCAAACAGCAAAAAACGATTCATAACGAACTTTTATCCTTCCGCCGTCAAAATCAACAGTCCGAAATCGACTTGATGAAAGAAGGATCCGACAAGAAGATTGCCCAAATTTATCTTGACTATGACAATGAGATTGCAGCCATACTCGCCAAAGAGAAAGAGTGGAAAGACGCGCAAGGCGGCAAACTGAGCAAAGAACAGACGGTCGAGATTCATACCGCTTTGGTCAATTCATACGTTAAACGAGAGCAATCGACCTCCAATGTGAATAAGGAACAACTGGAGGAAGAGAAACGCGCCATGAACGAATACCTGAAAGAATATGGTTCATATTTGGAAAAGCGTCAGGCTATCACGGAGCTTTATAATGAGAAGATAGCAAAGGCCACAACGGAAGGTGAACGGCTTTCCCTTGCAGAAGGTATGAAGAAAGAGCTGGCGGACGTGGATAATGAAGCCCAAAAGAGCACCTCCATCATCACCCGGTTGTTTGATGATATGAGTAAAAAGAATATCACCTCTATTCGTGCCATTGCGGATGAAGCGGAAAAATTCTTGTCTTTTCTTGAAAGAGGGGAATATTCCTCTGATAATTCATTCGGTATTACCAAAGAACAGTTTGATGTGCTTCGCAAGTCACCGGATCAGTTGAAGGCCATCAAGGATGAAATAGCCAATGTTCGCCGTGAAGCTGACCAAATGGAAACCTCTTTTAATAAAGTTTCAAATGGCTTGAAAAAAGTCTTTACCTCTGAAAGTGATGCCAAGAAGTTAAAAGAAGGTTTGGCAGAAATAGAAGAGGGCATGAGTGAAATTATGCAGACCGGACAGTTCCTCTCTGATACGTTTTCGAAGCTCGGAGATTCGTTTGGTGGTGTATTCGGTGGGATAGCTGAAGGTTTCAGTGTGGCTATGGACACTGTAAGTTCTGCAATGAACGGTGCGAAAGCCGGTTCCATGTTCGGTCCGATCGGTGCGTCTGCCGGTGCTGCCATTGGCGTTGTTACATCTTTGGCCGGTGCCATCGCCAAAATCCATGACAAGAAGAACGAAAAACGTATTCAGCGGTTGCAGGATCAGATCGACACATTGGATAAATCATACGAAAAATTGGATAAATCCATTCAGAAGGCTTATTCGAATGATGCTTCCCGATTGATCGATCAGCAGAACAAACTGTTGGAACAACAGAAAGTTTTAATCCAACAACAAATCCGTGAAGAACAGGATAAAAAGAATACCGATAAGGATAGGATAAAAGAATGGCAAAGCCAAATTGACGAGATAAACGAAGCCATAGCGGACAACAAGGAGAAGGCCAAAGATGCCATCTTCGGGGAAGACTTGAAATCCGCCATTGACAACTTCGCTAACGCACAAGCCGAAGCATGGGCTTCCGGTGAAGACCGGGCAGAATCGGCGAAAGATACCGTCAAGAAGATGATGCGGCAGATGGTCACAGAATCCATCAAGGCAGCAACGGAATCTTCCGGTGCGATGAAGAAGATTCGTGACAAACTGAAGGAGTTCTATGCCGACAATGTCCTTTCCGGCTGGGAACAGGATTATATCTATAACATGGCGGAAGAACTGCAAAAGGAGATTGACAGGCAGTTCGGTTGGGCTGATAGCCTGATGAAAGATAAGGTGGAAGAGCCGGAGAAAGAAGAAGATATATCCGAAAATACCCTGAAAGGCGCATATGCCAAAGCCTCTCAAGAAAGCATAAACTTGTTGGCCGGTCAGACCGGGGCCGTCCGTGCCCTGTTGGAAGACATCCGCGGCAGTATGCAACCGATCCGGGAACAAATGAAGCTGATCTATGATATGCAATCCAGAGGTTGGGAAGATGTGAAGGCCATCCGCGAACTATCAGATAAAGTGGAAAAGAATACCGATCGGATCGCCGAGAATACGAGAGAGATCAAAGAGGTTGCCGGTAAGATATCGGAAAACACTAGAGGCACGGTTGATGCCCTGGAAGGTACTATTAACGTAAAAGTAAAAATGTAACATGATGGACAAAGAGTTTTTTGAGATAGCAAACCGGTTAGGTGCCTGCCGGTTGTTGCATGGCACGGAAAACAAAGAAGAGCTTATGCGCCTTCTGCTGACACCGCAGGGTACGGAGTTCTGCACGAAGAATAATTTCCCGTCTATGGAACAATTACGAGAGTTCCGGGGCAAGAAGGCCGAAAGCATGGGAATCTATATCGAGACGGACGTGAAACTGACGAATCCGGTGAAGGTATTCCTGGCTGGTTCCAAGGCAATCCTTCATTTTGATACGATCGGCCGCTACAACGTGATCCTGATGCACGGGGCGGAAGCCGAGATCCATGCGAGTAACTATGCCGTGGTGTTTGTAAAGAACGCTGGCGGTAAGGTAATAACTCATAAAGACCATACAGCACGTGTATTATGACAATAGACGGAAAAGACGTATATACTGAATGGGGATGTAAATTATTGGAAGGTTCTTTTGATGATCTTCTGAAATACCCCAAACGTAAGGCAGTCAAATATAACAACTGGGCGGAAGCCGACGGAATCGATCCCGATCTCTCGGTTGTGGAGTTCGAACCTAAGACCGTCAAGTTGAAATTCCTCATGAAGGCAGAAACGCTTGAGCAGTTCTGGTCTGGGTATAGAAAGTTTGTTGCTGATCTGTCCGCACCGGGCTATCGGGAATTCAATCTTATTGCCGGTATGACCAACCGCTTACGATTCAATGCCGGCTCTTCTCACGAACAGCCTGTGCCATTTAATGCAGGGGAGAACGTATCTGTGTTTGAACTTTCTTTTGTCGAGGACAATCATGCCATTTATCCGGCAACTCCGGCCGGCGGTATCGGGCTTCGCGGGCAGTATGCGATTAATGGGATAGACTTTGCAGACTTCGGTATAGGATCGGATGATAACCAGGAGGACATCTTGAAATATCCTGCGGTTAAGGCGCCGTTCACCGATGGCCGTACGGTAGACCTTTCGACAATCAAAACCCAGCATAGGGAAATAAAACTGTCCCTTTGGATGTTGGCCGGCAGTGTGGAAGAGTTTCTGAATAATTATCGGGCATTCTTTAGCCAGATATCCGGTGTAGGAAATCAGGAATTATATATTAAGACATTGGATGGTATCATTCAGGTGTACTATACGGATTGCCCGTCCTTTTCTGTGGAAGTCTGGCTGGAGAACCGGATAGGGGCAAGATTCACTATTTCTGTTGTTGCTCCCGTAGTGAGTTGGATAGATGCCGGCGGTGATGTTCGTTACCGTGTGCTGAAGGATCCGGATTTGGGGTTATTGGCAGACGAGCAAGGTAGAATAATAGTTTTCAATTGATATGGCAGAAGAATTTGAAATAATCAGGGCTAATTTGCTTCCGGCAGCCGGAACAATAACCGATAATGATATGATCCTGATCATTCAGGGTGGGAGACCTAAGCGTGCTTTGCCCTCTGCAATGAAAGGTAAACAGGGCGATCCCGGCCTTAGTGCGTTTTTAGGGATAAACGATAAATACATCCTTTGGAAACAAGGAGCTAATGGTGCTTGGCAGAATCTGTTGGAAATTGAGAAAATTCGTGGGCCGAAAGGAGAGAAGCCGGTTTTTCGAAAGTTGAACGGTACGCTTCAAATGAAATACGAAGGTGAGCCGGATAGTGCATATGTGGATATTTTCGACCGTGAAGAATTGAAAATGAAGTTTTCCGATCTGACACCAGCAGAAGTGGATCATTTGAAACTGCATTTTTCTGATCTGACAGAGACTGATAAGGCCGAACTTATGAAGCCGGCAACGGATGCGGCAAAAGAGGTTCGTGAACAGATGTCCCAAATTAAGGAGGAAGCTAATACTGCTATATCGAATGTAAACACCGCAAAAGTGAGCGCAGAGGCGGCAACCAAGGCTGCAAATGATGCCGCAGCTTTAGCAAATGCCGCAGCTGGTCAAGCAACTCAATCTGCCGGAGATGCTGATGCAGCGACCAAATTGGCTGTTGCTGCCGCTGCATTGGCGGAGGAAAAAGCCGGTATAGCCAATACCGCAGCCGAGAATGCCGATACCGCAGCAGCTTCAGCCAATATGGCAAAGGAAGAAGCAGATAAAGCAACTGTTGAAGCCAATATAGCCGCAGGAAAGGCCAATGATGCAGCAGCAAAGGCTGACACGGCAACATTAAATACCAATACCGCAACGGATAAAGCGAATGAAGCAGCATCCTCGGCTACAACTGCCGCCGAAAATGCTAATGCGGCTGTAGAGCGTGCGGATGATACCATAGCTTCTGCCGAGACTGCTACAAAATCGGCGACGGATGCAGCTTTGGCCGCAAACACGGCAAAAGAAAATGCAGACAAGGCGGCAAATACAGCCAATGTTGCCGCTACTCTGGCCAATGAAAAGGCAGGACTGGCGGATACGGCTGCTTTGGCTGCTAATGCAGCAAAGGAAGATGCCATAGTCGCAACCGGCAAGGCCAACACAGCCGCCGACCGCGCCAATCGTGCAGCCGAAGCCGCCGAAGGAGTCATCAGTGGACTACAACCCGACTGGAACGTTACCGATCCTGTCAATAAGAACTACATCAAGAACAAACCGGAGATCCCGACGTTGGAGGCTATCCCGGACGAAAATACATTGAGCTATGTCAATACCGACGGTACAACCATCAATTTTCGTATCGGTGATGATGTGCGTGTAGCGGAAGATGGCGAATATGTATTCTACCGGCTTTATGATCTTGCCGGGGGAAAAGCTTCGTGGCAGGAATCCGGCAGCGGTACAGCCTTGCCCGGTAATGTTTATCTGACAGGAGCCAATTATTACAATGAATCAGTACGAACGATAAAACAAGGATATTTAAGCAATGAGTAAGAAAGGTGCATTTATTTATCAACAGATCGAACTGACGACCGCCGAATGGGCCGATAACGCAACCGTCTACCCTACATCAGTCTGGTTATTTGAACGTTTGGAAAACGGTAAATTCAACATGAAGCTGGCTGATGGCGTTCATACGTTTGCCCAGTTGCCGGCCGTCATGCAGGAGGTGAAGGTCACAGTTAAAACGAATGATGCCACGACCTATATCCTGACGATCACGACGGCTGAAGGTAAGTTTGACACCCCGAACCTTCGGGGAAACGATGCCCCGGTTCCTTCGATCGATCCGGAAACCAAGCATTGGAAAATAGGCGAAGAGGATACGGGTGTGGTAGCCGAAGGACAGGACGGGGAAAGCTACGACGACACGGAAATCAGGAACGCGCTGACAGCCTTGCAGCAGCAGGTCAACACGCTCGTTTCGGGTGACGCATCGAGTGCCATCGAGTCATTTAACGAGATCATCGCTTTTCTTGCCAACGTAGAGGACACACAGACGTTGCAAGGGATCATTGCCGGGCTGAACCAGAGCATCACAAACGTCCAGCAGGCGATTCCGACAAGGCTATCCCAGTTACAGAATGACGACCATACGGTCAAGGACGCTGCTTATGTCCATACCGACAATAATTACAGCAATGAAGAGAAAACGAAGGTATCGGACTCTTTGAGGTTGAAAGAGTATGTCGATGTCGAGTCTCTGGCGGCTCTTCCGTCATCACCGTATAACCTTCGCTTCAAATACACAAGCAAATCCCCGCAAGCGATCAACTTTGCCGATATCGCCAGCGTACCGGAAATGCAGGAATTCTATCTGTCGATCTTGAACAGTTCCGGGTCGGACTTTGACCAACCGGTCCCTAATGGTTCTGGCTGGCAGTCCGAGGAATCAAGTGTAACGTTACCGAACGGGAAACCGACAGGTGTATCCTTGAAGAAAGAACACGGGATAATAGTAGTTAGGGTATAATTCAAAACAGGAAGAGATGAAACGTAGATTGATATCAGGTAATCTATATAATACAGTGCCTAAATTGGTAAAGCTGGTAAGTCCTTTAGGTATCCAACAGAATTATATAATAGAGAAAAAATATAAGTTTGTGGATTTGCTAATCGTTGGAGGTGGCGGCGGAGGTGGCACAAACAGTGGTAGCGGTGGAGCTTCTGGAACAATAGCATTTGCTCGTAATATAAAAATCTCTTTGCTACCGAAAACTTTGACTTGTAAAATTGCAAAGCCTGTAAATGCACAAACTGATGGGGATAGTACAACTCTTGAAATAAACGGGGATACGATAATCTGTGCTGGAGGGCAAAGAGGTAATAGTGAGGGAGCAGGAGGGCTTGGTAATGGCTCTAAAATACCAGACAGTATATATACCATTCTATCAAAGTTGGTAGAAAACCCATCTTCCGATATCGCGATTTGTAATAATGGTGGAGGCTCTCCTGGTTATTGGAATGGTTCTTACGGTTATGCTGGTGGTTCAGGCGCATCTATGTCGGGTAATGGAAATTCATCGTCAGGAATGACCGGTGGAAACAGTGTAAGTAATGCAGATGGTATGGGCGGTTATAAAGGTGGAAATAGTCAATCTTATCAAGGTGGTACAGGATATAAATATAACAATGTACTTATTCCTATTGGCCTATTTGGAGGAGGTGGAACTTCGGGGAAAGGCTCGAACGGATCTGGTTCGGATGGGTCTGGAGCAGGTGGTGGGGCGGCAGGTCTTGAATCAGGTGGAAATGGTGGAAATTCAGGCTCAAGCAATCCTACGAATGGCGGAAATGGTGGCATTGGAGCTGGTGGCGGAGGAGGTGGTGGTCTGTCACGTAAAGGAGGAAAAGGAGGACAGGGTATAATTTGTTTATATTATCACAATTAAGAATAGCAATATGATATACATTCATAAAGACATTAATTTTTGGAAAACGAAAGTAAAACTTCCTGATTCCTATCTCATAAGTACAGATATAGACGATTATGAGGTTGGGGCTTATCTTCCGCTCTCAGAAGAACAGGAACAGTACCACAACGAACATCCGGATGCAACCCCGTTGGAGTGTTGGCACATGCAGCCCGCTCCGGAACCAGAACCGACACCGGAAGAACTGCTCTGGCGTGCCCGTGATGCCAAACGGCAGGAAATCTACGACAAAGACATCCATCATTACTACATCGACGAACAGGATGCCTATGCCGGTGATACGCTTCGTCTGAAAGACAAGTGTGGCCGGCAGGAAGAAGTCGAAGTAGGCGGTCATCTGTACGCCTCGAATATCTTAACGGTTGCTCTTGACGAAATAGCGGACTATTCGGAGCAGTGCGCCAAGGTGACAGACGGCTTGCTATCCCGTATCGATGCCGCCCAAACAGCCGAGGAGGTCGAAGCTATCGTGGTGGAAGGCTATCCTGAAATGATCCATACAACAACGGCAGCCTTGCAAACTAAAGCAGATAAGGCAATCGCTAAATCCCCGGAAGCGCAGGCAGTGACCTTTGCCCGTGCGATGATGAACAGCGTGTCTCTCACAGCCAGCCAAGCGTTGGAGATGCAGGTCTTATTCCCCATTTGGGGTGAGAAAGATGCGGAGTTTGGCAAGGAAGTTGAAATAGGCTTCCGGCTTCGAGTAGTGGAAGGAGAAAGCGACACTTTGTTTGAAGTGATACAAAAGCACAAGCTGCAAGCCGATTGGAAACCGGGCATAGAAACTGCTTCACTGTATAAGATCGTTGAAGCTGAGCACGCAGGCACGCTTGATGATCCTATTCCATACGTGCAGGGTATGGCATTCGAGAAAGACAAATATTATGAACAATACGGTGTGATCTATCTCTGCATTCTGACAACCGTTACAGGTTATCCGAACGACTTGAAAGACTTGCCCACAATTGTACAGGAGGTAAAGCAATGAAACAGGTTATGTTATTAAAAGTTAAACGGGGGGGGGTAAAATGCTCTCTAAATAAAGAAGTTACGACCTCTTATCGTAAGAAAGGAGGGCGTAGATGAGACGGTCGATGATGGGACGGAAGAAGTTGCAGTTGTTCACCAAGAGGTTCTATCCTGCCGGGAATTATACCTGGATCGTACCTAAAGGATGTAGGGAGGTTGATGTGTTTCTTGTCGGAGGAGGGGGTGCAGGACATAATGGAAGCGGTGGAGGTGGCGGCTATACTAAAACCTTCAAAAAAGATACATCCGGATGGAGAGACGGTGATGCTATCTCTGTTGCACCGGGTCAGTCAATTCCGATAACAGTTGGGAAAGGAGGAATTGGAGGGTATTCTGAAGTTGCCCCCAACGGTGGATACTCTCAATTCTTAAATTCAAGTTATAGAGCTAATGGCGGAAATGGTGCGGGTAATGGTTATCCAGGCGGAAGTAATGCCGGAGCATATACTGGTGGCAACGGCGGAAGTGGCGGAGCAGGAGATGATTCAGATACGGCTAAAGCGGGTTCTGATGGATCTAACGGAATCGGCAGCCGCAATGAAAATGGCTCTCTCTATCCAGCTGGTTCCCTATATGGCGGAGGAAAGGGTCAAAGGCATACAACCCGCGATTTTGGCGAACCTACTGGGAAACGAAATGCCGGAGGTGGTGGTTCAGACAGAAATATAAATGAGGGCATGGGGGGAGAATCCGATTACGACAAAGGATGCGGAACTGGAAATGGCAATAGAAAAAGTGGCGGTTACGGTGGTGGCGGTTGTGGTACTTACGGTAACGGCGGTGATGGCACTGTCCTGATCCGCTATTGGGCTTACGAAGAATGATCTGCCGTTGAAAAAGATGAAACAAGATATTAACGACTAAAAAATAGGAGATAAAGTCATGAGAAATAATTGTTTACAAATGTTAACGGGGGGGGGGTAAACACCTCTTAACTAAAGTATCTGACCGACTTTCGGCGGAAAGGAGGTTGGTATGATAAGATCGATGATGGGACGGAAGAAAGTAGACAGGAATACTTTGCTGTTGCTACATTTTGATGGATCATTGAAAGATGAAGCCTCAGGCAAGCCTTATGTTGGTAGTAATATGTCCTATGTAGTGGGAAAATTCAAGAATTGCGTTTCGTTTTCAGGAAACGGGTATGTAAAGATAAGTGGAACGAATGCCATAAACGAGTCCCTATATCCAAACTATACCGTCGATTTTTGGATTAAACTGAAAAGTGGTGTGAGAAACGGTATAATGTCAAAAGGCAATGGTGGTGGAAATTATAGCTTTGATATAATGGAGGAATCTGACGGACGCATTTTCTTTGGATTGCAGTATGGTGGAACCCGAGGGGATGCAATATGCTATTTTACGATGCCACGAGATCAGTGGGTTCATCTTGCGATCGTCAGGTCACAATCTCGATATTGGAAAGTGTATGTAAATGGAGTGTATGCGTCTGGTTTCACATCAACGATGGTTTCAGGGTACTATAGTTCTTTAATGATCGGAAAATATCGGGATTATGGATTGTATCTGAACGGTATGATTGACGAGTTTCGCATCAGTAATATTGCCCGTTGGACATCAAACTTCACTCCGCCTGCAAGGCCGTATTAATAAATTAGTGACACTGTCTTTGGGCTGTCACAGCAGAAAGACAGCAAATGTATATTCAGAAAAAATTATTGATAATCGCCAACCCCAGGTTGGGTATTTTCTTTTAAAACAAATGGAGATATAAAATGTTCGGTGGCGAAAGAATAATAAAACAGCCTCCAGGCTATCACAGATTGGAGGCTGTAAAAAAAGAAAATTAGGGGACCGAGGGTCTCCGGAAACAAAGTTAAACAATAAAGTTTGAAAATCATGTTATTATTAATTATTTCTTTTTTGGTTATCGCAGCTTATACGGCAGCAGTTTGTATAAAGGCGAAAGGTGTACCTTACTCTATCAGTGCAACTTATTACGCAATAGAACACAAAGGATGGTTTCGCTTCACAATGTGGGCTTGTCCTATGGTGTTAATGCCGGTGATATTGGAGGTCAGTAAGCCGGGCACGGAGTTTCTCGCTTACCTGGCGCTGGCCGGGATGATCGTTGTCGGGTGTTTCCCAGATTACAAAGCGGATAAATTCCAATACCGGGGACACATAGCTGGCGCAATGATGGCAATATTATTTTCTCAGATTTGGATGTCACTTAACTTATGGCCTATGTTATTTGTATGGCTTACCTATATTGGATATGCTGCATTAAACATTGCCAAAGAAAAAGAAGGCACATTCTGGTATAAGTTCTATCAAAGTAAGCCGATGTTTTGGATTGAGATTTCTTCATTGGTGGCTGTTTATCTCTGTGTATTAATTTGCATATAAAGATATGGAAGAAGAATTATTGACAACCCTTAGCCGCCTGTCGAACGTGATAGGCGGCTTTGTAACCGCCGTACTGATCCCCGTTGCCGGCTACTGGGGCTACCGGGAATATAACAAGCGCAAGGCGGCTGCTGAAGCTAAAAAGGCGGAAGCGGACAATATCACGCAATATGCTGCTGAATGGAAAGAGCTATACGAAAAGAAAGAACGTCGCGTCGGCGAACTGGATGCTAAAATTGATTCCCTGTATGAAAAGATAGACGAATACCGAGGGCGTGTCCGGGAGTTGACCGAGAAGAATACGGAGCTTATGATCAAGAACAACGCGTTGGAATTTCGCAAGTGTAACAAGCATGGATGTTCAGATCGTGAACCACCCAGCGAGTTTTAGTAAAATCGACAGATTAATGTGTAATTAAATAATGGAGGAATTTATTATGACAGCAAGAGGACTTAGAAATAACAATCCCGGAAATATCCGGATCAATGGCGACTTATTTCAGGGCGAGGTGAGACCAAGCAAGGATAAGTCGTTTAAGCAATTTACAACAATGGCTTACGGATACCGGGCTATGTTTAAAATATTGTCTAACTACTTCAAAAATTACAAGCTCGACACTATCCGTAAGATGATTATCCGTTGGGCCCCACAGAAAGAAAACCATACGGAAGCCTATATCAAGGCCGTATCAGACTATGCCGGAATTCCGGCTGATGATCCAATCAATGTGAACGACCGTGAGCAGATGATCCGTATTGTGGCAGGTATGAGCCGGGTGGAGAATGGACGGGAGGCGGAGATGAGTGATATTATTGCGGGGTGGGAGATGCTATAGCTCTTGTCCCTAGAAGCGCTCTTTGAATTGTTGGAATTACCGAATTATGATTTATAGCATACATAATTGATCTGATCAAGTATTTAAAATTTGTATTTTTGTATTGTATTTATTGAGTTAAGATGATGGAGCAAAAGAATAACGTGGATGCCATATTGTTTCATATTGAGCATTCGAAGCCAATTGAAATATCAGAGTTTGTGACTTCTTTGAATGCAATTGGAAATCTTTTTTCTTTATTTGCAAAGAAAAATGGGGATTGCAAAGAAGCTGCTAAATCCAAACTTTATGTAGAAAAGATAGAGGAAGGATGCATTGATATAATCCTTTGTGAAATAGCATCAGCTGGAATACTTCCGTTTATAGAAAATATGAACATCATTCTTGAATTTTCATCTTACATCAAGAATGTGTTGGATTTCTTTACGAAAGGTGTTGGGCTAAAGCCTGATTTAGATTTGAATGAATGTAAAAATTTCAAAGACCTCGCATTGGTTACAGCCGGTGATAATAATGGGATTACGACAATCGGAGCCATCAATAAGGGAGATAAAAGCAATATATATTACAACTGCACATTTAACTTCCAAGAAGGTAATAGTGCTCAAAACCAGTTGGAAAAGGAAATTAAATCCATTAAATCCGTTCAGCCTGTTACAGATATGTATTCAAGGCAATTGATGACCATATACCAAATGCGTAGTGATATGGAGACTGATAAAGGAAACATGGCTGTGATTGATGCTATATCTAAAAATAAAATGGCAGTTGTGTTTGAAACAGATGAGTTAAAAGAAATGATACTTCATTCAGATTCAAACCCAACAAAGAAAGCATATCTAGTTGATGTAGTTTTACTAACTGTAAATGGAAAAATTGCAGCTTACAAAGTCATGGCGTTACATGATGTCATAGATTTAGAATAGCGTAATTATTTCATATCATCATAGGGCGGTAATTTCAAGTTAAGAGATTTACCGCCTTTTTCATATCCGGGCGGCATCCAAATATGGGTATGGCTATGAAATATTAATCATGAAAACTTGGCATGTAATACAGATTTTGATTCTTTGTTTTCTCAGTTTTCTGACCGGCCGATGTACAAAGAGGGCAGAGATCGATTTTGTCCAAAAAACAGATACTGTTATCCATCGTGACACGATTCGAGATAGCATCCCTTATCCTGTCTACGAAACAGTAATTCAGACAGTGCCGGAGATGTTTCCCATCTACATTACACTCGAGGGAGATACAGTGAGAGAGCCGATCTTTGTTCCGATCAGGATCACACAGAAAGAATACTTGACGGACGATTATCATGCTTGGGTGTCTGGATATAATCCTTCACTCGATAGTATTGATATATTTCGAAAGACAATGTCTATAACAAAACGGCAGTCATCCCGTCGCTGGGGAATAGGCATCACGGCCGGTTATGGGATTGGCCGAAATGGCTTATCTCCATATGTAGGGATTGGGGGATATTATAGGATTTGGTGAACTACTACCGCTAAATTTTCAGTTTAGCGGTAGTTTGTCAAATATGTGATTAGGGTTCATTTAAAAAGGAATCGGAAATAGTTTTGTTATTAGAAAAATAGAAGTACATTTACTGGATATTTTGCAAAAATAACATTTATATGAAGTTTTTTTATCAAACGATGCTTGTATTGTCGAGTGTTTTTTTGTTTTCTTGTCATCAAATATCGGATAGGAAGTTAAGGTGTTATGAGAATCCTTTAAAAACAACGGACAGTACTGAATTGTATATAGCTGATCCTTTTATCTATAAAGCCGGTGGTTTATATTACCTGACAGGTACGACTGCATTGCCGGAAGGAGAAGGATTTGCTTATTATATTTCTTCCGACCTGATTAGGTGGAAGTATCAAGGTCTTTTGTATCGTAAACCAAAGGATCACATCGGCTGTTATGGCTTTTGGGCTCCAGAGGTGAAATATTACGAAGGGCGGTTTTATATGACTTACAGTTGTTATATGAAAGATTTGGATCGGATGCTTACTTGTCTTGCTGTCAGTGAAAAGCCGGGAGGACCGTTTATAGATCTTTATACTCCTTGGTTCGACTTGGGCTATTCTGCCATTGATGCAGACATTTTTGTTGATGATGACGGGACGCCTTATGTATATTTCAGCAAAAATGGAATGCAGGATACGTTGGCTACTGGTGAACTTTATGGGGTGAAATTAAAAAAAGACCTTTCCGGATTGATGGGGGAACCTGTTTTTATATCTGGCGCTTCGCAAACATGGGAAAAGGTTAACTGGGATAGGAACCGATGCAATGAAGGTGCTTATGTGTTTAAAAAGAATGGAAAGTATTATATGACTTATTCCGCCAATGATACCGGCTATGAGTTTTATGGAGTAGGGGTTTCTTATGCGGATAGTCCACTGGGGCCTTGGGTAAAGAGTGAGGATAATCCTCTTTTGACTACGGATCTTCCTAAAGGGGTTTCTGCACCGGGACACAATTCGATAGTAGAGGCTCCGAATGGTGATCTGTATATTGTTTATCATCGCCATGCTGATGTGCATTGCCAAAAACCGAATTGGGATAGAGTGGTCTGTATGGATCGATTATTCTTCGATGAAAAAGGTAAGTTATGTACTGATGGGCCATCTTCTTCGTTACAACAGATTTGTTGGTAACCTTAATTTAGTTTTAGTGTTATAATGAACAAAACCATTAATCCGAGGCCTTTCTCCTTTCCGGAAAAAGACATTCAATTCGATGGAGCAATCCTCTGACAAATCAACTCTTAAGAAACTACGAGCATCCTAAGTAACGATCTTTTTACTCGAAACAGAGTGGCGGTTAGCGGATTTTTATTCAAGAAAAACTGTGTTAGCAAAGTTAATATTTTATTCTTTGCTGACACAGTTTAATTTACATCCTCTTTCGTTTTGAAAATTTGTACTTTTCGTTTTGCCAATTATACTAAGTCAAAAGATATATGTAATTTCTTTTGTTTCATTTCTATTTAATTTTTAGTTCATTAGTTGATCCATCCATTCAACAGCCTCTTCAATAGAAGCGGCTTTTTTAAACTCTTTGGTAACACAATATCTCATATACTCACAACAAAGTTCCTCAGAGTCATTAAAATATATGTTATAGGCTCCGTTATCGTCCGCTCCGGTACAGGCTATCCCCAATTCCAACGCTTTTTTCACATTTTCTTTATCACGGGAAAAATAAGCATAAGTATCACCACTGCACCCCTTTAATCCCACCAATCTTATCAATGGTTCCATATTCATATTCTTTAGTAGTTATGATTCAGATAAATATTTTATCAAACTCTCTTTGTCTTTGAAAAGTCTTTTATCCCATTTGGGATAATTGTTTCTGGGTACACTAAGTCCATCTGACAGCTTATAAACCATAAAGAAATTATCATCAGCATAGGATATTTCGATGATTATTTTGCTTATAGTTGTATGGATAATGTTATCCCCGCTCAGATAGCATACGCTATCTCCTACGTTAAATTCAGTATCTATATTCATACCTATTTAGTTATAGTAGTTACTGCTTAAACTCCGGAAGGATACCAAGATATAGATATCTATCATCCTCAGTATGATGGCAGGTACAGTAAAACAATACTCCATCTTCCGATTTAATTGGATCGCCTCCTTGGATTAAGTCCTTTGAACAATAATACGGACAAACGATTTCTCCAATATAATTGTATAGGTCTTCACTTATCCAATCTCCGGGATGAATAAAATCCTCTAAATCCAGGCCTGATTTTTCCCATTGTTTTAAAGTTTTCATAGCTTAATTATTTTTAAAATATTCGTTACACCTAAATCCCTTGCGCGGGGTAAAGTCTTTAAAATCACAACTCATGTAGAGTTCCTTCCGGTCAGCCCAATGGGCCATATCTTTCTGCCATTGCGGAATGACCTGACGCGGATTGCTCAAATCACGGAAAGGTTGGCAGTGCGGCACAAATCGACGGCTAACGCTCTTCCAATAATTGACCCGGTAAAACGACTCTTTAAAGTCCATCAGGATGCAATAGAGGAAATATTCGCCTTTGTAACCGTACTTGTCAATCAGCTTCGCTGCTCGTTCGACATCGGCGATCTGTCCCGGCGTATCACACCCAAAGCGAATACGTTTTATCCATTTCACACGAGCAAGGAGCTTGGCTATATCATCGGTAACTAACCTTGCGTCCAGCCCTTGATTGAAGTCAACTCGAAGTCCCATGGAAATAATCTTTTCGATCTGCTGTAATCCATATTCGGAAGCCAAAACATTGTTATCCATCAAAATCACATGCTTTCTATTTCCGGCCACTTCTTCAATATCCATGTACGGAGTAATGTTGCCTTCCTTTTTGGGGACAACACACCATTTACACCGATTCGGACATCCACGTGTCAAAAAGCCGTAAGCCTCTTTATCAATACCGTACAAACTATAATCCGGATAAGCCCGGTCTATCTCTTTTGGTAAATTCTTTGATATATCGTAGCCGGTTCCACCTTTCTCTACCTGATCTGCATTGATATAGTAACCGTGATCAGGAGTAAAGGAAAAGACTTTCGCTATGTATACTTTATCATAGCAGCAGAGAGGATTATACCATTCAACACTATCACCACGTGCTTTATGATAAGCACTAATCTTCATCAACGCCAGGTTAGGATAAGAACTATCAACAGGCAATAAACCTATATTCATGATTCATTTTTTTAGAATTGAATTTTCTGTTGTAAAACTTCGTCGGCATAAAAATGATCGAAGCCTTTATCACTTATCCACCAGTTGAAGCCAAATTCCGCATCTGAGAAGTTGTGATTAAGATATCCGGCATCAATGAGTTTCTGGATCGTCTGTACCCATTTCCGTTTTACGTGAGGGAAACGTCTTATATCTTTCAACTTTTGCTTTCGGTTTGACATAGGGCAAAGAATACAACCAATACGGCTATAACCTTCATCATATAGCTTGCAATATGGTACTTTATATCGATGAATAAACTCCCAGACTTCCCCTTCCGTCCAATTAAGGATAGGCGAAACAAGAATTTTGTCTTTTCCATTGACACACGTTACCATTGTTTCCCTGTGTTCGGAAAATTGATCGAAATTTCCACTGAATTTGCGATTACCTGTTTCTACCTCATTACGTTTAGAACGCTTTGCGCTCTCACCTTTACGGATTCCAATGAGCGTTACTTTTCCGGCGCCGGACATTTCCTTATACTCAGCACAACACCAACGCATGAACCTGGTTGGAAGAATATGTTTTTTCAACGCCATATCATAGATAGACATTTTCGGTTTTATTAGCTCCACACTCGGATATCTCTGTTTTACAAAGCGAATAACATCTGGAGGGTCAATAGATGTTAAGTTCATATGTGCTTTAAACTTTACACCCGCCATTCTTGCTAAATGATAAAGAACAAGGCTATCCTTACCACCGGAAAAAGCAAGGTAAAAACCGTTTTCCGGGTCATATTCCCGTGCCATTCTTTCACTTCTCAGCAATAAAACAATAGAGTTGTATATTTTATCTTGTAGGCTCATTTCTTTTTAATTTTTCTTTTACACCGGATAAATAACCCGCACTGAAAACAAAGCCAATGCGCACATATCACGAACGCGTCTGCATCTTTAATCCTTTCGTGCTCCATGTACCACATTATCGCCGGAAGCAAAAAAAATATATCACTAATTTTACTGTGGCCAACAAAGCGTTTATCGTTGAAGTATAAATCACTCATAATTTTTTAGTTTGTCTTATTACGACGAATCAGGTTCATATTCTTTTTCACCAGTTTGACTATCTGGTCGTGATACTCGCTTACGCCGTTACAGAAGGATCGGGACTGTACGATATCCAGTGTCTTCAAGTTTACCTCTATCGTCTCCAATCGTTTTCCAGCCGTGTCCTTTGCCGATAATATCAGGCATTCCGGCCGTCTGTAGTATCCGTTCTGATACACACAATGGTGCATGGCCTTACCTTCCTGATAAAACTGGGTGACACTTTCCAAAGGGCGGATGATTATATCCTCTTCTTCGATTCTCAATCCGAAGAACTTTTCCATCCGCTCGTAGAAGCCGGCTATATCCTTCATTAACTTTTCACGCTTACTGATAGATTGTGCTCGATCCCTTTCCTGTCTCAACCTGGCTTCACGTACCTGTTTTATCTTTAGTAGTTTATCATGTGCAGTTTTCAGGTTCTTAGGGCAGACATAGTGGGCGTTACGCATATCTTTACCAAAGTAAGACAGCAAAGACATATAATCTTCCCACATAGAAGCGTCCTTAATGATGTAATGGTTGCGGTTGCAGATGTTGAACGACGGTTTATAGCGAAGTTGGGAGAAGCCGTTTCTATACATATGCTTCAGCATGGGGATTTGCCCGGTCTTCAGACACAATTCCGAATCGTTACCACCTTTCAATAAGTCACGTATCAATTTCGACGGGGTTACATCTGGGAACCGTCGATTCAGTCCCCGTTTTTTTAATTCCGGCAGTAATTCTTTCCTTGGATAAAGCTCTCCATGTATCGCATATAAATCACCGTAATAGTTATAGGGGGTACTTCCATATTCTCCTTTGATACTGAGAGGTGAACTATATACAAATCCGTTACTGCCCATATTAATCGGTCGGGCTATGATCGTACGTTTTCCGTCTTCACGAATCCACTCTTGAACCACTTCTGTAAAATCATAACACACCGGAGAAGTTTCCTTCCGAATATTTTTCCAACATAGTATATGCCGGATCACCTGGAACCCGCCTTTCACTTGCAGGATGGACATATACGCCTCTTCATGGATCTTCTGCTTCCGGCTGACCTTTACGTCCAATTGATGATGGCAATAAGGGCATTCGATTTTGTCACCCAATTTATCTTTACTCGTATTGACCCACATCTTACCGCATTCGGAACACCATAGCTCATCCTTACATTTGTAGGCAAAATGATCAAACAGATGCTTTTTGGCCCAGTCTTCCTGTTCCTTCGTGATGGCAGGCAGTTTTCCGCTTAACTCCGTCACCAGCTTTTCCAATTTCGTTCTCGGCTTCATATCAAAACAGGCTCATTTGTTGGACATTTGTATCTGCTTTCTTTTTCGCCGGCTTCTTTTTAAGCAATTGGTATTGCTCTTCGGCTAACCGTTTGATAGCCACTTCACGGGCTATTTTCTTCTCTTCTTCTGTTAGTTTTACTTTCTGAGAAGAAGAAACAGAACAACCGGCAGAAACTTTTTCTATCTTGATATCCTTTTCATCATAGTAGTGCACGGCCAGTCCAAAGACTTCCGAGTCACTCATTGCAACAGCAGTTCCTCGTTTACGAGCCTCTCCTAAAATGTAACGGCAGCATTCATCAATACTCTTATTGGGATTGGCAAACTTTGGAGCAAACAGGGTATCTTCTTCTGCTCGTTGTTTCAAATAATCAGCAATTATGTCATTAAAACCTTTAACTTGTCCCATCTTGATTTCTTTTTTTTATTGCCTTCTCTGTGTAATGTTGATTTTTAAAGGCACGCTCCAAAAGGAGCGCACCAAAAGATTAAAGTTTAAAAGTGAATGCTGCCACCGCCCGAACCCTGATACTGCTGTACTTGCCGTTGCTGCTCGTGCCGCCATTGGAGAAGCTCACGTACCACGCGTTGCTCTGGCTGTACTCAGTACTGGACCAATACCACGCCGAGGAGAGGGGAGATGCCGAAACATAAGCGAATGCTTTGTTTAGTTCGTCCATATAATGGGCCATTAAATTTAATTGACCAAGAGATGGTATATACTCGCCATCTTCCAGCAGATTTCTCAATTTTGGATTTCTGGCTACAAGGCGTTCCGTATTTTTCTGTCCGTCAAAATCAAACAGCGCATCACATTCACGTTCGTAATATGTCCCACTTCCGGATTCTTCACGGCTATCATCGTCAAGCAATTGTACGTTATCATGCTCCGTCAGTGAGATTGCAAATGACATGTATCCGTGCTTCAACCCGATGTATCGTACACAATCTTTGGAGTTATCGCCGGTAAACGGCTCTACGTGTCCGTCTTCGTAGATTAGATACAGTCCGCTGGCGTGCTCTACTTTGTCATCTTTAGATGGTTCGCGGTCGTTACATACGGGTTGGCCACTCTTGGTGATCGCCGGCATGATTACCGACAGGTTTAAATTTTTGATGTTAACATTCATTGTTTTTAAATTTTAGGTAGTTATAGATGTATTAATGTTTCGTGTTTTGATTGATTTCCTTTTCCAGTCTGTCGATCAGTCTTTGATGTTTGGCAGCCACATAGTTACAGTGTATTGCCAAGTTCCTGTCGCGTTCCTTTTCGAGACGCTTTATTTCTTCTAATTTCCAGTCTTTTTGCATGATCATATATTTTTTATTCCGATGTTAATAACTCAACCTCTGTACAACGAACCCACAGACGGCGGTCTAAACAAACCTCATTGGTACTTCGGTTTATGTCGACAACTTTTCTTGTTTTCTGTTTGTATTTGACAGATGAACCTATTTTACATTGAGTTTTGAAAACATTGATTTTCATTTCTTGATTGCTTTTTTGAGTTCTGAAATAATATATTTGCCGGGAGAGTGCAGCCGAGCTCCTCCTCGTTCAGCAGCTTGGATTATGGTCCAAATGGGATGCCCTATTTCTCCATTGTTCGACAATTGGCAAATGGTGTTGAACTCGTCTGGAGGGATAAATAATCTGTTCAGCCTGTTGGTCAGTCCTTCGAAGTTTCTTTCTATCCCATCTGTATTGGAATCTTTAGAAAAAAGATTATTTCCGCATCCTCCATTTCCCCCTGTGGGGGATAGAGGGGGAGGATACTTTTCTTTACTTTCTTTTTCTTTCCTTTCCTTTTCTTTTCTTTTATTGCTATCATTTCCCGTAGCATTTGCTATAGCTTTGCTATCATTTTCGATAGCATTTGCTATATTTTTGCTATTTCCCCACCTTTTTTCAAGACCTTTCTTTCCAGCTTCAGCTTTTTTTCTACTTTGTTCGTCTTTAATCTCCATTCTTTGTTTGAAACTTTCGGAGTAGAAGTACTTACCGTCATCGGTAAAGACAAATAACCCAAAATCTTCAACGACTGATTTTATCAGGGAAGCGTCTTCACGAAGGTCAAAGGCTATCATGTTATAATCTTTGACACTCGTGTATTCCGGTTCTTCCCTTAATCTTTCAAGGATCATAAAGTAAACACCGTAACCGGCAGCTTTATGCCGCATTCTAAGCCGTATAAGTTTGTCAGAGTTTCTTGCATTGCTGTCATGGGGAAAGTAGCTTGTCAACTCTTTCCTTGTTGCCATATCATAAATTCTTCTCCACTTTATCAATATCCTGTCTTATTGAGTCTAAGCGATTCCTTCTCGTAACTAAGCAGGCTTCGAAGTGAATCCAGTTGATGCGTGCAAGAAGCATTGAGTCGGTCCAATCGGTCGACCAGATAGCATTCGTCTTCCGCGATGCTATCCAGTAAGGCATTCTGCACTTTGGCCGACAGGCAATTTTCTTTCGCTATCCGAATGATCATGTTCTGTATCTCGTCAGACTTTTTCTTCCGGAGTATTTTTTTTGCCTCTGCGAGCATTTCGCCGGTACGCATCATGTAGACCATGATGACGGATATGCGCTCTTGTATTTCCGCCGGATTGTTCGAGCAGGTGGTGTTTAGATAATCGCTTATTTCTTTTATCTCTTTCTCCATCGTCATACGTTGTTTAAGTACTCATTCACAACTTTCATGAATTCGCCGATCGAACGGACAACGACATATTTGGCGCCGATCCGACCAAACTCAGCTTCGTATTCCTTCTGGTGTACGGATTGTCTGTTTTTGCCGGCCTTCAACTCGATCCCCATAAACGGGTGTTCTTTATTTGGATATAGCAAAATGAGGTCCGGGACCCCGGCTCTGACACCCATTTGTTTAAACTTCGCCGCCTCGACTGCATTGCGATAGCCTCCGTTAGGAACGTGTATCAGCAAGTGTCTGAGGTTCGCATATTGCAAATCGAACCATCTGACTATTGACTTTTGTAATTGATCTTCTATATGTCTCATTCGTAATCGTAATTATCGTATTCATCCGGTTCATAGTCCGGTATGTCGTATCCAAAATCCATCGAGCTGTTTCCTTTCTCATCCTTCACCAGAAGGTGTTACAACCGTGTCACGTCCGGTCTTGTCTACGATGATCTTCTTTCCCGATACGGTGATTTCCGTCTTACACCCTTCAGGTAGGGACTGGAAGAATTTGCGAACGGATGGATTGTTGGCGTCGGCTGTTTTATCCGTATCTTTGTCATCTTCGGCATCATACGGGAATATATCCATGAGTGCGGTTTCGGTGACAGAAGCAATTTCGTAATCGGCCAAAGTGCCCTTCATTCCTTTTTCCAGCACTTCGATAGCTTCTTTCAAATTGGAGGCTTGTGTCAGCATCTGTGCAGCTGTTTTCTTTTCAGCTCCGCTTTTCTCATCAAGCGTAATGAAGTAGACTTTGATCTTATAGAAGCGGTCGCCATTCTCATTGAAGAATATCTCGGACAACTTTGCCCGTTTGATGTCTTTTATCACAAACTCACCGCTGATAAAAGGGGTTAATTCTTCGATGATACGAGCCTCTGCTTCTGTAAACGACAAGGCATCGACCAAATAGGGCTCCGTCACTTTCTTTTGCTTTCCGTCCTCCATTATCTTTTCATAGGAGACTTTACATTCAAACCAATTGTGCATCATACTCTATTTCTTTTAATTCGTTCAACCTATTTGTGGGACGGAGCGGAATCGAACCGCTCTGACGCATGGCTTATGTGACCACTCCCTTTCGTCCCAAAACTCCCCTCTGCATATCCTCACGGACGGCAAGGGGAAACTAACCTAAACTAATACCATGCAAAACACACTATTGACTATTCCCAGACTTTCCAATCCGGGATGTATTCGTAATCATTCATTTCAAGCTCCTTTCTAATTTACGGGCCATCTTCCTGCATCTGCGGGCTACATCCAGATCGACCGGCTTAGAGCAGTTGGCGTCTATTAGTACTTGCGATCGATTGAGCAGACCTATGATTGTTTTAATATCTGTTTTACTTATCCTGTCTTCATCCTCAAGTCATGGAACCTCTATCTTGTCGAAGTCAATGCCGTGTTCGTTCATGAAGTTGCCGAGAGCGATAATATTTTCACGGGTTGTTGTGACCTTGAAGGCACGAGTTAGAAGTTCCGGCTGTGCCGGCACAGGCTGTTCTTTAGGCTGATCCATAAAAGAAGGTTGCCCATTCATCCTTTGATTAGCCGTATTAAAAGGATTGGGTTGGCTAACTTTGGGTTGTTCTGCTTCTACTTTCTTACGTGCTTCTTCCTGTTCTTTTCGTTCCTGTTCAGCTTTGATACGTGCTTCTTCTGCTGCTTGGGCACGTTCGCGTTGTTCCTTCAGACGATTAGCATACTGGATGGTATTGCCAATGTTCATCGTGTCCATATAGTATGTGCGAAGTACGTCAAAATCATCACCGCCAAAGCCTTTAAGCGTTTCAAGATCTTCGTCAACCTTAGCGAAAACCGTTTCAATGTCTGCTTGTACCGCTTTCATGCTTGTGGACTTGTTAAGCCATTCCTGCTTGAAGATTTTCCGAAAGTCGATCAGAGTCGTATTTCCATCGTCGAAGTAGGAACGGATAACGGCAAGTTTCTTGTCTTTATACTGCTGTTCGTTCTGCTTGACTACCGTGTCAATCTTGGCAGAGCATTCGCCAATCAATTTTACGGTTTCAGCCACAACTTCCTTGAACTCCCCGAAAGGTTTCATAAATTCCTTTTCGATTTCAAGACGTTTTGAGTTGAGAAGTTTGGCCGCCTTGTTGAGAGCAGCTTTATCTCTCTTCGCTTGGTCGATATTGTCATCGTTATAGTTAGATATATCGTACATGGGAAGAGTTGATTTTACCATGTCTCTGATTTGGATCGCATTAGTAGTAAGGCTACCTAATGTTTTTTCACTAACGACCAGTTCAAGATCGCTTTCTTTGATTGCTAATTGTGTGTTCATTTCTCTATATTTTTTATTAGTCCCATCCACCATTATTATACATGGATAAATCGGCAGAATCTAAATCCGTTTTCTGAATAGCTTCTAAAAGTTTTTTCTTGGTTTCCCGACACATGTCATAACCATAGCCTTTGTACCGGTATGTACGCTCCCATGTGCTGATTGGGAAAGGAATATTTTCGTCAATGACCAGCCTCTTCATATGAAGATGTTCGAAGAATTTCTCATGATAGAGTAGTTTGTACTCGTATGCTACTATACTTGCAGATGAGAATGGAAAATAATCATCTTCCTTTTCTTCGTATTTAGGCTCCTTATAGTAAGCCATTTTTGCCACAGTAAAGTCGAAGCTCCTGAGAATCTCTTCTGGCTTTCCGAACTCTGACTCTATGAACTCTACCCATACCTTTTCTCCCTCTTTCTGGAATGCGCATACCTTCTCATTCCTATACTTAAATTTCCATCCTTCTTTCTGATGTCTTCCTTCATTGAACAAATTAACAGCTTCCTGAAAATCGCTTTCACTTTCAAAGAAAATATCAATGTCTTTTACTCTTTCTCCGGAAAGGATATTCTTAAAACATCCTCCGGCAATGAATCCTTTATGACCTTCCATGTATTTGTCAAGCCATCTTATTTGCCCAAAATTGTCAGGTGTATTTTTCTGATAGTTAGTTTCCATTTCAATTAATTATTTTATCTATCATATCGTTAGCAAGGCGTATACGCCTCTCCATCTCCGCGAATATTTTTTCATCCGGCAGGATACGGACGATGTGTATCGGATCGGATTGATATGGATTATAGGCAATGAAATATACCTCTTTCGCCCCTGTACACATCATGTGTGCCATGCACTGGTAGAAGTATTCATATTTTACGCTTAATAGGGATGCGTTGTCATAAATCTCGTTCTTGTAGCGCATGAATGTTGCCTGGTTGGGACATTTTATTTCCAGACAGGACTTTATGCCGGTGTTCTCGTCGTAGTAAAAACCGTCTGGACTGCTGGCAAAATGTGGAATGGTAGGATGTTTGCACGAACCGACCTCCACAATATGCAGACCGGATATTTCGGCATACAGGTTGCGAGCATCCGCCTCTTGTTCGTTGCCCCATCGTATCGCCTTGCTGGTCACTTCCGTTTGCTTGAGATATTCGGCAAACTGGCTATCGTCATTAACGATAGCCGGATTCATTGCCCTTTCTGATGCTATTTGATATATGTAGCTTTTCCCTGTTTCAGAAAAGATGTCCGTGCGCCCGCTTTTCATTAGTAAGCCGACATTGCTGCCTGTGATATTCCCATGACGGGCGCGGAACCAAGCTATCGTATGCTGTGCTGCATTATCAATCATAACAGGGTTTTTTGTGAGGGTTGTTTACTATCCGTCTCTGCTTTTTCAACCGGGTATGGTTGCTGTTCTTCCATTTTTTTTTGGACGGCTGCTTTGCTTGCCAGATCGGCCAGCTTGTTTTTTGGCTTGATTTCTTCATATTCGACATCCTGTATGTCGTCAGCTTCTTCTTTAGTCAAGAATCCCATGCTGATTTCAGGACAGTACATACGTTGCCAGAATGCAGCAGCACGATAAGTAAGCATAAGGCTTGGCATTGTAACCCACTTGCTACCGGTTTTTGTATACCATCCTTCCTTAATTGCCGTTTCAATCGTTATAGGATCGGATTCAAGTGTCTCCCCTGTAGAAAGTTCAGTTGCGTAGGCAATACATTCAATGTTGTCAACATCTGTACCGTCAAACTCTTTTACCACTATGGTATTACGCTTAGCAACATTATCCCAAACCGTTTCGTTATATTTGATCTTTCCGACCTTACCGAGACTTCGTTTTCGGTATCGTAGGGATGAATATTTACCACTCATGTTGATGGTAGCAATAAGGAATTTGCTCGACCATGAGGGGTTGCCCTTGACAATGTAAAGGTTTTGCATGACCATCAGCGAATTCACGCCCATACGTGTTGCCATATCAATCGCAATCACACAGTTGCCAACATTGCCTTTATAGGCTTCTGGTACGATTGTGCTTTCCGTGTACATCTTTGCCATGCGTTGCATGACCTCGAACTGTTTCACCATCTGTCCGACCGGAGTAAGTGCAAATTCGGCAGCTTGTTTTGCCTGGGTAATCTGCAGTTCTGTTGTTTGAATCTGTTGTTCCATTATTATACTGTTTTTAATGTTGTTCGTTTTTGTAAGCCTCATATACGATGCCGATGGCGGAAAGGATCTCCTCCAGCCTTATGCATTTTCTTTGATAGTCACATGCAATAATTATGTTATTCTGTGCTTCCAATGCGTATTCAACGAGCTCTCCGTGGCTCATCGCCTGCAAGTCTTCTTTTGTTTTCATTTGCTATGTTTTAATAGTTGTACGTGTTCATTTCAAACCTCCAATCTTCCAACATTTCGTCGAATTCTGGATCATTGGTTTCTTCTCCGTCGTAGCAAAGATCGCCGTCCGGGTTCTTGATGTAGATCTCCTTCATTTCCGTTCCTCCTTATGTATTGCATATAATAAGGAAAGGCCACATGCAAAGAAGAGAACAAGGGAATAGTTGTAGAACATCCCGACACCACTGCCTATTGCCATAAGCAAGGCCATCACAAAGATGATTTTGTTTTCTGTTTCCATATCGTTGATTTTTAAATTTGTTTCAAAAAGGAAACCGTATCTACCTGTCACAGGCCGATACGGCGATATTACTACTTATTCTAAACCAATAAAAAATAACTGAGGCCAATCGCGGACTCGATCCGCGTGTAAACCCAGGTGAGCTTTTTAGGCGAGACACGTTGATATAATTAAAATTTTCACCTTGTTTATTTGGCCGCCCAACCATCTCTAAGGCGGAATAAATATTTCTTTCATATCAATGTTTGTTATGTGGCAATACGGTCTTCTTAACCAACCACCGCAAGGATACCCGGATAGGGATTGCCACGAGTTATATAGTATGGAAATAAAAAGAGTCAAAAAAGAAACCGTATCGGCTTGTCGCAAGAGGATACGGATAAGTTGGTTTTGCCAACTTCGTTAGCTGTAAACAATAAAAATTAAAGAATTAGTTGAGTAAAAATTTGTCCCCGGCAGCCGATCCGATCGACAGCTTCGCGCCTTTGTACCGGGTTTTCTTAACTTTGTAGTGTCAAATCAAAAAAATTAAGAAAATGAGCAAGTTTATTGAACTAAATTCTGGGAAAGACAAATTTATCGTGAATGTTAATTCTATTTCTTATGTCGAAAGAAGCGACTTGTCTGGTTCTGTTGTGCATTTTGCCTATTCAAGATCGGATGCTACTGCTGTTTTGTATGTAGATCAAAGTCTTGATCAGATCAGGGAATTAATCGCTGAATAATTCTTTCTTCCGGAAAACGGGGATTCCTATGATATAAAGGGTTGTTACCTGTTCTGCAATGTGCATTTCTTTTTTAAAGGTTTCCCCGATTCTTACTTCACGTAAGCGTTTTGTCTTTACTTCTTTTTGAATAAGTACTTTCATAATCACGTTTTTTAATTCGTTCCCGGAGGCCGATCCAATCAGCAGCGTAGCGCCTTCATGTCCGGGATATATCTTATTCGTAACGACGGTTGACCAACTCCATGACCGAGTAACACCGAAAGGGATCATCTGAAAGATGAACGTTACGCGTCACAACCTCACATCGACAACACCGGTTAAACAACACCGGAAGCGATAACCTCATACAGTTTGTTGCTGATCGATTGAAACGACCCGTCTACCAGCCCAAGCAAAAGCCTATTTACTGGAAGGCAGGATTTAATCCACAATGTTAAAGAACGTCTATATCGGTGCTCCCTGCCGGACTTGAACCGGCGACCTTATCATTATGAGTGATCTGCTCTGACCTGTCTGAGCTAAAGGAGCGGATATCGGAAAACTCCGACGGTTGGTTTATTTTTTCTTTTTGCTCAATTGCCATCTGATGAATATCTCGTCTACACGGCTTAACTCTTTCAGTTGGGCCGTTGGATATTCTATCTTACCCGGTCTTATTATTGGTTTGATAGCTCCTGATCTTCTCCAGCGGAGTACGTTTGCCTGTCCGTATATTCTTTCCGCTCTCCGCTGTGAGATATATTCCGGATCGTCTTTGTCCTCTTTCATGAATGAAGCGAGACGGGCGGCTATATCCGTCACAAACTTGTCGTAGGTGACCGATTTCTCGAAGAATGTTATTTCTGCGTTCATAGGGTTGTTTGTTTTTTTTGTTCCCAGCGGAGGCACTACCCTCTGCTGGGATTGCTTAACTTTGTAATTGTTATCATCTGAGAGACAATAACTCACGCCTCCCGTTTTACAATACAGTATTCTTCCAATTCTCCAGTAGAGACAGAAAATTTCATGTTTGTGGAAGTGTTCAGCCTTGCAGCTATGACACGGGCCTGGGTTGTGGTTAGGTCCGGTCGGTAGAATGTCTTTGATTCACCAACCTTGAAATTCTTAAATGTTTCAGTCCAGACAGGGCGCATTACTATTCCGTCAATGACTGTCTTTTTTCTCCGCTTTTGCTTTGTCGCTAACATAATGTATATTATCTACATCAGGAAAGAAACGCAAATAAGACCCGAACAGGTTGTATTATATTGAAACATTTAATCCAAGTGTAGGTACATTTTATCGGATAATGAATGCGCTTGGGTTAGGGTTGAAGTTAAACTTTTATGTAATAAAAAAGGCGACGAAAATAAATTCGCCGCCTTTAAAATATGCCTTAAAAGAAAACTTGCGTAAACGTTACAAAACAGCAACAGCCTTGCGTATGTTATCCAATATCGCAGACAGCTTACTGTCACGCCGAGCGGTCTGCATGTCGTAATTGGATTGCATATTCACCCATATGTAAGCAGGTATTCCGGTTGCCGCCTCAATCTTCAATGCGTATTCGGTGGTTATCGGGCGTTTGCCGTTTATCACCTCGTTAAGCACGGAATAAGAAACACCAATTACAGCCGCAAATTTCCTTTGCGACATTCCACGTGATTCTAACTCGTCTTTCAGTATTTCTCCCGGATGTATCGGGGTGGACGGTTGTAGCTCGTGCGGTGCGTAAGTTTTTTTTGTTTCCATATCCACAACTATTTGTAATGATTACTAATATCCAGCAAACGGCAGACTGTTACTATTTGCTCATTCATAACATCCCTAACGGTAAATTCAAGTCGGTATTGCCGATTTATCCGCACGGATGAAATACCTTTCTTATCCCCTTTCAAAACCTCGTAATTGAGTGCATTGTTTCGGAACAAGTCGGTAATGGTATTTGCGGAAGAAAGCACAAAAACTGCCTTTTGATAACCTCTTATCACTTCTGGCTGGTAGCGGTGCTTTTTGTCGTTCGTTCTACCTTCTGTATAGAGTTCACGCAAATAGTCCTTGTCAAATTCAATAATCATATCTTTCCGTTCCTTTGTGCAAAGTTACCTTTTTTGCAAATATTCGCAAATTATCGAACACTTTATTTACACTCAGGGGCTACAATCTGGATTTCCCCCATCGCTAAGCATCTAATAAACTTGGTGATGGATTTTTTTTGCTTCTTTTATAATCGGAATGAACTTCTTTCTATCAATCCCAGGTAAATTGAATTTTGTATTCAGGGATTTGTTATATTAAAGATTTTAACCATCTTTGCTGCATTAAATAATAATCGTTATGTCCATAACAGGTATTAGAGAACTTCTTTCACGTTCAGATGCAAGCGGATCAAAATCCACAATATTGAAACCTTTGACATGGTTCTTAGCACTAATAATTGGAGGTATTTTGACATTACTAAAATTTGGATCGCCTATTTGGTTAACTATAATGCTGGCTGTTATTTTTTGCTTAGGAGTTGCTGTATTCTTTTTTGTTTACATATATTGTTTGATAAATGATAGAGATTCATTAAGAAGTGAAAAATTTACTATTCAAAAACTGGCTATTGAAAAAGGAATTATGGGTGATGATGTGACTGGAATTGCACCATTATCTAATAATCGTCAACCAAACGAATGTAACTCTCGACTATCAAAGGAGGATGGAATATGAAAAAAAGATTTGTAGTTTGTTATAGCGACAACATCCCCAAAGAAAAGGAGATGCATTTTATACAATTTATAAAAGATAATAAATTGGGGTGGTGGCATTGGATTAGTAATATGTGGCTGTTGGTAGATAGTTCTGGTCAAATGACAGCATCAATACTTAGAGACAAAATATGTAAGCTTTATTCTGAAAATCGAGTTATGGTTATTGAATTGGATGGAGATAGAGACACGTGGGCCGGCTTTGGACCAACTCAACCCAAAAATATGTTTGACTGGATAAAACAAAATTGGGGGAAGGATTGAATTTAAATTCCATAACCCAGAATTCCCCATCGCTAAGCATCTAAACTTGGTGATGGGGGATTCTCTCTATTTTTTATAGCACAGTTTACAAGCTCGTTTACCTTGTTGTTTAGCCGTTTCCAAAGAAACCAACTTAACTTCCCCTTTACAATTATCCAGTCCTTTGCAGTTCTTGTTGGAATGGTACACTTTAGCGTATCTACCAGTGCAAATATATACATTTGCCACTTGAGCGGCTCCAGTCAAGGATACCAATAAAGTTACAACTAAAAGTAACTTTAATGTCTGTTTAATTTTTGTGTTCATATGAATTTATTCAAGATTTGTTAAATGATTCATCTATAATATTTTGCCCATAAGGTGTAATTGTGGTTTGGTCCTATTTATAACTCATCTTGTTCTTTTTGAAACTGTTTATCTGATAGGTTCTTATCATAATATGATAATGTAACATAATAGAACATTTTTCCTCCCCTTGATTCACCATATTCCCAGTATAATATTATGCCCGTTCTGTCATCTTCAAATATTATAATATCAGTATCTTCTTTTAGTACATACATGTCGTATTTTAATGTTAACGCATTTTTTATCGTATTAAATTTGTCAATGGCTTGATCTTTATTAATATGTCCAGATGAATATACTACAGATTTCCATAAATCGTTATAAAAAGATAGAGTAGCATTGTCAAAGTTGAAACCTCCAATACGAACATTATCATACATAACAATACTTTGATCTTCTTCCAATACATTGTGTTTTTCTTTTTCTAAATGCCATCTCACTATTTTGTAACTTGTGTGAAAGGTTAATCCGTAAAATGTTCTATTTATTTCTTTTGCAAAAGAAATAAATATACATACAAATAGAATAGAAATAATAACTAAGATTTTTCTCATGTCGTTTATATTTAGTTTGTTTTTCCAAAAAATTTATCTTTACTTGAAGTAAACCTATAGATAGGTATGTATTTATCTTTCCCACATATTTATTTTACAATCGACCGTTTCTTGTTTTCATCTCACTAATTTCTTTATCTTGTCGACGAATGATTTGTTCCAATTCGTTGATACGATTTTGAGCTTTCTCTACCTCCTTTTTCTTTTTCGAGAACTGATCCGCTATGATAATTGGAGCTACAAATGACATAATAGCTAAAAAGGCAACAACATTATGATTACAAATTAGGTCATTCATACCCATGACCAATATAGTACAACAAGGAGAGCAACAAGCTATCCACGATAACAAATCATCTCGAACACTCAACCGCTCAAACTCGCCTTCCATTTTCATACCGATGTATATTACGAAAAAGATAAGAACACTCATTGCTATCCCTTCCATTAATGATAAAGCTAATGTCCACATATTTTTTCAAATTTCTTCCTATTATGTTTTTAATAATTTTCAAACCTAACAAATCCCTTTACTATTGCAATACCGGTGATATCGTCTTTACGAATATGAATAGGACGATATGTTGCATTGTCGCTAACGGCAATAATATCTCCATCATCATCGTAGATTCTCTTTATAAGTAATCCGTCGGTTTTGGAGCTGACTAAATGCGGCTTTCCCCATTGGATATTGCGATTATCTCTTACTACTTGCACCGCAATAACATCTCCATTATTATAGGTAGGAGTCATACTATCCCCTCTAACATGAAGCATAAATGAAGCTGCTTCAAGTTCCTTTATCTTATATCTGGCTTCAATATCCTTTTCTGTAATATTGAAATTTTCATTTCCAAAACCTGCTGCGGCCTCTGTACGGTATAGCGGAATGCCTGATGAGTCTGGAATGGCGGTCGGGACATCTGATTTCAACAT